TTTCTGTACGGCGAGATCGCGCTCGGCTTCCGCTTTTCTGCGTGCCGCCGCGTATCTGGAATTCTCTTCGGCTGACTGTGCCTTTCCGTCCCCCGCGCTCTGACCGCCCTCTCCGGTCTCCCCGGATTCCTCTGCGGTCTCCTCCTCGGTTTCCTCTTCGGTCTCCTCGGTGGTCTCTGTATCTTCGGTCACGGCAGACTCGGCGGCCGTCTGCTCGTTTTCGCCTGCGCCTTCGGTCTCAATTCCGAACAGGGCGCCGTAATCGATGCTTTTTTCAAACATGGTGTTCTCCCGGGATTTTTGCGCTATTCCCCTGCGAAAGATTTGGATTTTTGCGCGATCCACGCGAATCCCCGGGAAATCCCGGGTGTCCGGCGATTACTTGCCGGAGCGGAGGTCCTTGCCGGTCTTCACGGTTTTGGTGCCTTTCTTGTTGCCGCCCGTGTATGGACCCTTCACGACCTGGGTGCCGGTGGACTTGATCTTGCCGGCGTAGCCTTTCTCTGCCATGACGCCGCCTCCTTTCCTGTGTGTTATTTATCGACACCGGGCATTATCGTCCGGACTGTCGGCCTGTCTGCTGACGCGCCTGATTCATCGCGTCTCTCGCTGCGTTCTGGCGCGCCTGTCGGTCGATCGCGTCGAGGGCCGCCTGATTGTCCCGCCTCTGCTGGAATGCGTTTCTGGCGGCGTCCTGACGCGCCTGCGCCTGTGCCTGCAGTGCCATGGCCTGCTGCTGAGCCATCATCTGCGCCTGCATCTGCTGCTGACGCGCGAGCTGGCGTTCAAGGTACATCCGCGTCTGCCCGGCGTCCGGGTAGTGCAGGATCTCCATCTTTCTCCAGAACAGGATCTGCGTCTCGATCGAGGCGGGATCCCCGAAAGCGCCGGAGGTGAAGTTGAGCCGCGTCTCCTGCCACATCGCGTCCCGGTTCTGCGCGAGCGGAGAGGACTGATCCACGGAGAATAGGAACGCGTCGTTCCAGTACCACTCCCCGTCCGCGTCCTGCTCAAGAAAGTCGTAGCGGTTGAAGGTCTCGTACTCGATGTTCCCGTCCGGGTCCTCCGTGCGGATCGGCACGGGTTCGTCCGTGTACGCCAGCCTGAACTTGAACATGCACTCATATAAGGCTGCATAGGCCGCGTCCCGCTGTGTCCGCTTTGATTCGAGCCGGCCTGCCGTCTGCGCCGCCGCGAACTGTTTCGCCGTTCCGGAGGTCGCCGTCGTGTCCTTGCGCCCCTGGAAGCTGTCCGTGATCCCGATGACCTGCCGCGCCTCCTCGTAAATCTGCGAGAGGTATGAGATGTCCTGCAAGATGTTCCCCTCGAGGTCTTTGATCTGGATCATTGCCGCGTCCGCCGGATTCGATACGCGGATCACTTTCCCCTGCTCGGTGTTCACCGGAACCGATACCTCGTCCGGGAGGATCATGTATCCGCCCGCCTGCACCAGCTTGTCGATGATCTGCTGCTCGATCCGGTTCGTGGTGTTCTGCTGGTCCGCGATGGCGTCAAGGTCGGAGGCTCCGAGGAGCTGCCCGTAGACCGACACGTTCCGCTGCAGGATGACAGGGAAGAGGTCGGGCTTATAATACGGGATCCGCGTCGGGATCATCCCGTCGACCGCTCCGTTGTCCACCGTCGGGAACATCCCGCCCGCGAGCGCACCAAGGAGCGCGGATCCCATCGGCGCGGGTGCCGGCTCGGCTCCCGGGATCGGAGGCTTTCCAAACTGGCGCATGATCGGCTGCCAGATCTCCTCGTACTCCTCCGCCTCGGATTTGATCCTGTGGCTCCCGCAGTCCTGGCAGGTCTTTTTGCCGCCCTCGAAGGCGATGTCCGTCGATCCGCATTCCTCGCATCGGTCGAGCCGCCGCGCCTGATAGTCCTCGATGTCCTCGAGCTCCACGTCGTTGACCCAGCAGTACTTGCCGATCCCGCCATCGTCGTTGCGATAGTACGCGCAGTACTCCGTGACGAGATCCTCTGCGGTATCCGCGCCCGTGCCCTTGGCCTCCGGCTCGCTCTCGCCCTCCTCGTCTACGTCCTTGCCGTATTTGCGCCGGATGTACTCTTTGGTCTGCGGCAGCTTGAGGATGATCCAGTCCATGTCCTCGATAGAGCTGTAGATCCCCTGCTGGGGCACGAGCTGCTTCGGATGAATCGCTGAGATCCATAGCTCTCCGACGGAGTAGTGCGTCCGGAGCGTATTGTCCCATTCAATCAGATATGCGCCGCCGCCCTGGATCGGCACGGTCCGCGCCATCATGTCGTTGATCTCCTCCATCGGCAAGCGGTTAAGCTCGTTGCGCAGCATGTCCTCGATGATCTTCGCGAGCGGCTGGTCTTCCTCCCGTCGAGCCGTCACCTTCGGCTGCGGGATGGAGGAGTCCACCTGCGCCTCAATCAGCTCCATCGAGATGTTGCGCACGTGCGCCGTCTCGCCGTCCGTGTCGTCCCGCGTCAGCCCCCGGGTGTCGCGCCGCCCGCGGTACATCCGCTCGCGCTCGTCAAAGTGCGCGGACTCCGCCTGATACGCCGATTCCGCCGCGCCGAGCCTCGATTTCCAGAGATCCAGCTTTTCCTGACTCATTTTGGTCTACCCCACTTTTCGATCATGTATGCCCTCTCCGCCGGAGAGGCTTTTCTGTAATCCTCTTTCATGCTCTGCGACCACTCAACCGTCTGCGCCGGTTCAGCCTCCGCCAGATACGACTGGAACGGCCGCACATGATGCGCGATCGCCAGCGACATCACGCAGTCGTCGTGAGCGCCCGCTTCCGCTTCCGGCCGGTAGTCCTCGTTCCGTACAAAGGTCAGCATCTCGGACAGCGTGTCGGCGTCGCAGATCACGCGGATGTCGTCCCGCGCGGCCTTGATCAGCTCCGCGATTACGACGGGCCGCGTCTTCGAATCGGTGCGGAAACCGAATGCCCTCCGCGGCTGGTGCGTGTAGTCGTCCATCGTCTCCCGGACGTATTGATTCCGGTACCGCAGCCGCTCGAGCTCCATCACCGGATACGTCGAGAGGTTGGTCTCGACCGCGACGAGCGCTGTGTTGTAGTACGTCCCGAGCGCGAATAACTGCTTCGCGAAGAGATCCTCGTCCGTGTGCATCCGCATCACGCAGACCTGCTCGCCCGTCCGGTTGTCCAAAACCTGCGCGACATTCCAGTCCGAGCCGTCGCCCGCCGTGTCCGCGCCGATCACATAAGGGACGCCCCTCTCCGGCTCGCGGTAGATCCTCACGAAGCCCTGCCGGTCGTCCGTAAACCGGATGGAGGAGAGCCGCAGCCCGTCGTCGTCGTAGAGGAAGGTCCCCACCCGCACGGGCTGAATGTTCTCGAGCAGCCGCTCCGTCACGGCCTTCCCGTCGAATACGGTCTTGCCCGTCACGCCCCACATCCCGAGGCAGTACACCTGGTAGTAGTACTCGTCGATTTCCCGGAAGCTCTCGAGCACCCGGATGTTCTCCTCGTCGAGGAACCGATTGTCGTGATAGGTGCTCTCATGCACCCGCACCCGCTCGTCCGTCCGGTCGAAGAACCGCTTCTTCAGCCAGTGCATGATCGAGACCGGGTTGAAGGTGATAAGGATTTGCTTATAATAGAGCGTCTTGCCGCGCAGTCGGATATCCAGCTGGTTGAAGTCCGCCTCGGTCATCTCCGAAGCCTCCTCCAGCCATTCGCCCGTCACGTTGTAGATGGACTTGAGCTTCTCCACGTCGTCGAGCCCGGAGAAGATGATCTCACTCCCGTTCGGGAACCGGATCTCCATGTCCGTTTTGTTGATCTTCACGTGCATGCCCGGGTACATCTCCGCGATCTGCCCGCACAATTGCTTGAAGCAGGATCCTCGGATTGTCTTTCCGACCTTCCGGCATACGAGGAAACGGTGCCCCGGCTCCGAGACCGCCCTCTCCAGCAGCTTCTGACCGGCGAAGATCGACTTCCCGGAACCGCCCCCGCCCTTGAGAACGAGATACCGATGATGATCCCAAAGCAGAGGGAAGAACGCGTCGTTCGTCCGTGCGCGGAGATCCCGGTACCACGCCGCGAGATCCAGCGCCGCGGAGAGACTATTCTTCTTCGTCGCTGTCTTCGGCATGGTCCGCCTCGGCGATCTCTGCCGCCGCCTCCCGGATGAGCGCGAACTTTTCGTCCATCGTCAAATTTTGCGCCACGACCTCGCGCGTCTTCGCTCCGAGCTCCACCGTCTGCGCGTGCTCGTGCCTCTCGCGCCATCCGTAGTTGTTCTGGAGGTTGAAGATGATCCCCTGCAGGGACTTCTCCCGCGTCAGAAGCTGCTCTTCGAGGTACGCCTCGATCCGGAGCCGCACGTCCTCGCAGATCGGCGCGTGCTTTGGATTTTTCTCCGGGTCCGCGTAG